CTCAGGCTCCGCAAGCGCGGTGCGGAGGGCTTCTCTGGCTCTTAATACTTCTTGCCTGTCTTTTGCCAAGGGCGTTGTCGCAACTTCCAACGCCTCAAGCGCCTGCTGCGCTGCTTCTCGTAGGCTCATTTCGTCACCACCAAAAGCAACGCCACAAGCAACCCACCATTGATGAGTGCAAGCAGCAGGATGTAGGACAAGGGGACTTTCTGAGGCTTGCAGATCAGAGCAGTCTGCAACCGCTCCATGTCGCGGCTGATCTCAGGAAGTTTGACGGGAGGCTCGTAACGGCTGCCGATGGCAACCTTGCCCGTGTTGTAGGGGACTTGCTTCATTTCATCTCCAGTTACCGCCTCTTCGGCGTGTTGGAAGTAGAACACGACTTTGATCTTGCGTCAACATTGTCTTTGACGGGAAGTGCAAGTACACTGGGAGAATGAACCTCAAACAATACTTCGACGAAGAGCCCATAGGCGCCATCAAGGAGATGGCCGAGTACCTAGGGGTGACGCAGTCATGGATGTCCTTGCTGATCCACGAGCGCAGGAAGCCCTCTGCGGCATTGTCCAAGCGTATCGAGGACGCCACGCAAGGGCTCGTGACGCGCAGGGAGTTGCGCCCGGATCTTTTCCTGTAGTAGCATCTTGACACGCCGTGAGAAGCGTAAAAGGTGTGTCTGAGTCAGTCTCCTTGGGGGACGGCCTCAGATGCCGTTTCATCACCCGCAACGGGTGCAGACACCCCCGGTAATTCTCACACTGGGGTCGTCCACCCAAGGAGATTGGCTATGCCCATATACAGGGCCATCAGTGAGACGGAAATCTCCGTCTACATCACGCACGGGGGCTTTATCGCCATCAAGGGCGATGACAACGCCCTAGGGAAAAGCGTCCTGCTTCTGCTGTCCGCCCGTCAAGCGGAGCGGCTGCTTGCAGACCTGCCAGATCTGGTTGAGATGGCGACCGCACAGCAAGCAGAGTATCTTGAAGGAGGCGACGATGCCGAATCGTCTAATCCGTGACGAGATGCTCGAGTCGGAGGCGATTCTCTCGCTTCCCGTTGAAGCCCGGTGGCTGTATGTCACCATCCTCCTGTCTGCCGACGACCTAGGGCTCTTTGAGGCCACCAGTTTCAAACTGGCACGCCGCGCCGATATCCGTCGAGAGTCCGGCGACAAGTTGCTTCAGATGCTCGCCGACGCCGACCTTATCCGCCTTTACGAGGTGGCCGGGAAGCGTTACGGCTTCATTCCGAAGTTCCGACAGCGCATCCAGATCAAGTTCCCCAAGCATCCGCTTCCTCCTGTTGCCTTGATGCAGGGCGATGATGACGCTATCAGCAAAATCAACGGCTTAGGGTCAAAAACAACCGTTGGGCAACTGGAGTCCACGGATGTGCATCAGAAGTTCACTGCTGCCCAACCGCCTGAAGCGAAAGCGAAAGCGAAAGAAGAAGCGAAAGAAGAAGGAAGCATAGGAGCATCTAAGAAAGATAGGAGTGGGGTTAAGAAAAATACACGCACATCGACAGTCGTCGAGTGCTTCCCCGGTGTGGAACCCCAAGTCTGGGAAGACTGGTTGGCCATCAGGAAAGCGAAGAGGCTGCCTCTCACAAAGACCGCGATGGATGAGATTGAGGCGGAAGTTTCTAAGGCGGGAATTTCCATGCAGGAGGCATTGAAGTTTTGCTGCCTGAATGGGTGGGGAAGTTTTAGGGCATCTTGGTATCAGAAGGAAAAAGGCTCGACCCTCAACAAGCAGGAGGCCCTCGAGCGCCGGAACAAGGAAGTCGGCCTGCGTTGGCTGCAAAACCAAGGAGCGATGAATGAAAGCGAGTGACAAGCCTCAGTTCATGGAACTGATCACCGATGTCTTGGCCTTCTACAAGCAGGACGTCTCGGACTTCGCCATCACCGTCTGGTGGCAGGCCGCCCAGTCCTTCGATCTCGAGCAGGTCCGCAAGGCCCTGACCTCCCACGCCATGGATCCGGAGAAGGGCCAGTTCCCCCCAAAACCCGCCGATCTCGTCCGAGCGCTCCAAGGTACGCATACGGATAGGGCCTTATTGGCGTGGAATAGGGCCTACAAGGCGATTTCTCAGGTCGGGGCATACCAGACCCTTGACCTAGGCGATCCGATCGCTCATGCGGCGATTCAGAGCCTCGGGGGGTGGGTGAAGTTCTGCCAGTCCGATGTTGACGAACTTCCCTTCCTTCAGAAGCGGTTCTGCGACTTCTACCGCACCTACACGACCCGAGGGGTCGAGGACGCCCCTGCCCGCCTGTCTGGCATCGCGGCCATCGAGAACGGAGCCAAGGGCTACATCGAGGCCGAAAAACCCCTACTACTGAGGAACTGACATGGAAGATCTATCCCTGATGTGTGGCGCTCGAGGTTGTCCCAACCGTTGGAGCGTGGATGGTGGAAATGGGCGCCTTTGCTCTCGTCATGCGTGGAGTCAGCCCAAGGACTGGCCATCGATCACCGAGTCCATCAATCGGAGCCCTGTCGAGGCCATCTCTCAATCCCGGCAGATCTCTGACGAGGAGAAGTTGAGCATCCTGAGGAAGTTGGAGCAGATCGGCGCTTCTGACGATCCGAAGAGGTGGGCCAAGGCGCTGAAGGAGCGGGAGGCTCGAGGTGACCGCCTGAGTTCGTTCCAGAGATCTGCGTGGCGTGAGGCGATTGGAGAGCGCAATGACTGAAAAGCAAACCGACCAGAAGACCCTGCGGGACGAGTTCGCCATGGCGGCCATGGCTGCACTCTTGGCCGACATCATCAAGCACCAGAGGGACGGTGTTGGGGAGATCGTCGCCAAGCAGGCTTACAAGATGGCCGACGCCATGCTGAAGGAGCGCAATGACCCGTGAAGAAGCGCACCGCCTCCTCAACAGCCTCAAAGACGGTATGGATGCCTCTGCAGATCAAATTCGAGACGCTCTTACCGCCACCGGAGATCTGGGAGCACATGAGGAACTGCGAGGCCAGACACTGGGTGAAGAGGTTCAACGAGATCAAGTCCGAAGGTGGTTTTACTGCGGCACGAGACTGGTGGCAGAAGACCTCACAAGACATTGAGAAGAGAAGGGGGCCAGACGCACTGGCCGATTTGAAGCAAAGAATGAACAAGGTGAAATGATGGACGTTTTGACTGAAGCAGGTAAGAAGACTTTGATTGATGAAAAGAGGGCTCAGGAGATATTCGAGAGCAACTACCCTCGAATGGTATACGCCCACACGCCGAAGAACAAACCGGCTGACGTTGATTCGGTGCTCATTGAGGGCGGTGAGATCTGCGCTGTCGTTGAGACCAAGTGCCGGTACGACATGGATCTGGACAAGTTCAACAAGCAATACGGCAGCGTGTGGTTGGTGACCATGAGCAAGATCGAAAAGGGTCGTGCGATGTCAGACGCCCTTTGTGTGCCGTTCGTTGGGTTCTTGTATCTCAAACAGTCCGATGTGCTTCTGGTGCAGAAGATCTATGAGGGCGGAACGTACTTTCCAAAAATCGTGATTGAAAACACGATCACTCAAAGAACCGTCAACGGGGGTCATGTCGAAAGGACCAATGCGTACATCGACATGGCAGGTGCAAAACTTCTGAGGATGAAAAATGAGAGTGGTTGGAATTGATCCCGGTTCGTCCGGCGCCATGGTGGTGCTCGAGGACGGCGTGCCGATCGAGTGGGACCGTATGCCGACGATGACTGTCGGCAAGAGCGAGCGAGTTAACCCGGTTCTGGTGCATGACTTCCTCGCCAGTTCCTGCTGCGTCCACATCTTCATTGAGATGGTCGGAGCGATGCCCAAACAGGGGGTTACCTCGATGTTCAACTTCGGTCACTCTGTGGGCACAGTGATGGGAGTGATCGGCTCCCTTGGGCTGCCTTACACCTTGGTGCCTCCGCAGGCATGGAAGAAGTCCGAAGGCCTGATCGGCACCGAGAAGGATGCTGCTCGAGTCCGGGCAATGCAGTTGTGGCCGAAGTGGGACGAACTGCACAAGAAGATCCAAGGCCGCGCCTTGGCCGACGCCGCACTCATTGCACGGCACGGGTATGCATCGATGGTTTGATGACGCCATGGACGATCTTGGAATCATCCTTCTGGTCCTGCTCGCCTTCGGGTTGGGCGTGATCGCAATCTACATCTGGTGGTGGTGATGGAAAAGGTAATTGACCCAAACGACGCGATCGACTTCATGATCGCCAACGCGAAGAAGTACGCCCAAGCAAAGGCCAACAGAGTCTATTGCGAGGAGTACCGCAAGACGATGAAGGCCGAACTCTGCAAGGAGGCCCTCGTGGCAGGCTTTGAGGCCGTCAACGCACAGGAGCGGGAGGCGTACAGCCACCCAGACTACAAAGAGCACCTCAAGGCCATCAAACAGGCCATAGAGGAGGAAGAGCGCCTGCGGTGGATGCTTGTGGCTGCACAGGCCCGCATCGATGTCTGGAGGTCTCTGGAGGCCTCTAATCGGGCTCAGGACAGGGCTACCCTGTGACCACCATTGCCGAGCGCAAGCACATGAGCAGAGTGGCCGATCTGGGCTGCTCTGTGTGCCGAAGGATGGGCTATCCCGGCACGCCCGCGGAACTGCACCATCCTCGAGCCGGTGTCGGCATGGCCAAGAGGGCAAGCCACTTCGATGTCATCCCTCTCTGTCCCGAGCATCACCGCGGCAAGACGGGAGTTCACGGGCTAGGGACGAAGGGCTTTCCCAAGCACTGGGGCTTCACAGAGCAGGATCTCCTTGAGGACACCAAGAGACTGCTAAATCCGACTGAACCTTAGGGTTTATCACTAGACACTGGTTTTGACTTTAGATTAAAGTTGCAACCACTGCAGCACGGTGTTGCAGGGTAAACGAAAGGTAACTGATCATGGACGCAAACAACATCCCTCTCCTTCACGCTGACGAACTCGGCCTCCTGTTGGCCCAGATCGCTGAACTGACGGCCAAGGCCGAGTCGATCAAGAGCGCGATGAAGGATGTCGCCACCAACGGCGGCGGCTCGGTGTTCGAGGGCAACTACTTCAAGGCTTCGGTCATCGAGGCCAACCGCAAGGTCACCGACTGGAAGGCGATCGCCAAGGCCTGCAACATCCCTGAGGATGTCATCGTGGCCAACACGACCGTCACCGCCGTGTTCTCTGTCAAGACCACCACCCGTTAATCAACCGGGGGCTCTGGCCCCCACATCAACCGCCCCTCAGGGGTATTCACTGGAGAAAGTAAATGGCAATCAAGGAAGAAACCTGCGTTATCACCCCGCCGAAGTTCGGCGTCACCGACTTCTTCATCGAGGGCGCTGCCCCTCTGGTGGTGGAGCGCTTCAGCAAGAAGGCTGAACTCATGGCAAAGATGGCCGAGGGCCAGTCCGCCAAGAACAAGAAGAACCGCGAGGCTCGGGACTACGACAAAGAGGCCGAGGAGGCACGCTATCGCAGCATGGACGGTTGGGAGGGCATGAACGCCGCGGCATTCCGTGCAGCCATGATCAGCGCTTGCCGACTGGTCGGGTTCAAGATGACCCTTGCGAAGTTGTCAGCGTTCGTTGAGGCTGATGGCTTCGACAAGAACGATGGCGTCCCTCTCGTCCGCATCTACGGCGAGAGCCACGTCTACACGGCACACACTCGAAACGCCACTGGCGTAGTCGATGTCCGTTCCCGTCCCATGTATCGCAACTGGGCTGCGCGTCTGCGTATCCGGTACGACATGGACCAGTTCAAGATGGCCGATGTCTTGAACCTTGTCTCCCGGTGCGGGATGCAAGTGGGTATCGGTGCAGGTCGTCCTGACAGCAAGGCTTCTGCCGGATGTGGGTTCGGTCTGTTCAATGTGGTTCCTTCTGACAGAGAGAAGGAAGTGATCAAGAAGTTCAAGATTCAATAAGGCCGGTAAGGAAAGGCCGGGATAGGCGACGTCTGTCCCGGCGAGGCACGGCAGGCGGGGCATGGCGTGGCGAGGTGATGTGTGGTGTGTCACGGTCTGGCGCAGCGAGGCAGGCATGGAGTGGCGAGGCTCGGACTGATCCGGAGCGGAGACGATAGGCAAGGCAGGTTAGGCACGGCCCGTTCGCGCGGGTTCGGGACTGGCAAGGCAGGTAAGGCGGGGCGGGGCTGAGCAAGGCAAGGTACGGTCTGACACCGCAGGCATTCAACTTTGAAGGAGAGATGAAATGGAAATGGAACGTAAGTACCTGACACAGGTCGCCAAGCAGAATGGCGGAATGTTGTTGGTGGATCAGGTGATTGACTTGGCTCGGGATGAGAACAACATCCTGCACAAGCACTTCACATGGGACGACTCAAAGGCGGCAGACGCCTATCGCAAGCAAGAGGCTCGAGCACTGATCCAACGGTGCCGAATCAAACTGGTGGAGACGGAAGCCATGGAGGTCCGCGCCTTCGTCAGCCTCCCGACAGACCGGGAGAACGGTGGCGGCTACCGCCTGACCACTCGAGTGATGAGCGACGACAACCTGAAGGAGGAACTCCTGCACGACATCAAGATGACGATCCAACGGTGGAACAAGAAACTCCACCTCTTGGATCAGGATCTGGCTGAACTGCTGATGGCTGTGGAGGAGAGGCTGCAGGGCGTCCCTGTTGAGGAGCACAGGACTGCAGCATGATGAGTCGGGAGGGCGCCTCAAGCAGGCCCCTCCCTCTGCAAAGGAGTAGCAAATGAGCACAGAGCAGAGGATCGAGTCTGGCGTCAGCCTGCTGTGGTGGCTTGCTGTTTACGCCGCGGCCATGGTGGTGGTGATCTTGGACATGACGGTCTGGCGCCCATGGTGAGTTAGGGTTTGTCCTATCTTCCTGTCGCACTTTAACTTTGGGTTAGAATGGCATCACTGCACGACGCAGGGCAACTGGAGCAAAGACATGAAGCACATCGCAGACTTCGAGACCACGATCAACGGCATTCCTTGCGGGGTGGTGGTGACGCAGGCTCAGTGGGATCACGCTGACGACGGTCGGTGGTTTGAGTCCGACTGGTTCCTCGTGGACCGTAAGGGCTACAAGGCCAACTGGCTTGAGCAGAAGATCACGGACGCCGACGAGCGCCGCATCTATCGTGAGATCAAGCGGGTGTACTCATGAGCCTGCAGGACTGCATCAATCTGGACGAGGCCATCGCAATAGCGGAGGGCCTCCTCTCTCAAGCCGAGTGGTACTGGATCTGCGAGAGCGAGACAGGCTACTGGGCACAGAAGTACCCTTGGCTTTACAGTTAAACAGAGGTGACTGAAATGGACATGAAAGAGATCGATCAAATTCTGGTTGGCAAGCCCCCTGAGAAGCGTCAGCCGATGGACTACGCAAAGGCCACGGGCAAGGCCGCTGCGATTATCTGGGGCCTGCTTTACGGGATGGACCCGGAGCTGAGGGAGCGGTGCGAGAAGATCCTCCGATCGCACGCAGAAAGTGTTGAAGAAACAACAACTTAGTCGTAAAATCAAGGCCCCACGGGGCCAAGGAGCGCATTATGTTGAAGAAGATCGCGGCCGCACTGGCCATCGCCGGAACCGCCACCGCCGTCTGGGCCTCGTGCTCGACGCATACGGTGACCATCAACGGCAAGACCACCACCTGCACGACTTGCTGCACGGGACAGGGCGCATACCGCTCCTGCACCACGACCTGCAACTGACACTCAGGAGCCGCAATCCTTAACTGCGGTGGCGGGCGGAGAAAATTAGAGCCGCTGACACTCGGAAAGACGGGGCCAACACGCATGGGGATTGGCGTACACGACTGCAGCGTGGCCCATAAAGAGAAACCAGTCCCCAGTCGTGTTGGTGAAGGACGCAGGCTGATGCGTAAACCGTGAGCGGCAGGGCGCCCAAGGGCCTCTAACCCCGGAGGTCGAGCAGGCGTTTCACGATGAGGGGTGCCGCAAGCCGGAGATCAGCGCCGGCCATCAACTACCCAAAACCCAAAACTGCGAGTTAAACTCCACGGCAAATGTCTCTGAAAGTACGAGATGCCACGGAAACCCACCAAAACCGCGCCAGAGCCCTCAAATGCCCCTGACCAAGGGGTAGATACCACCGAGGCTCAGAAAACGCCCCAAGAGCCGCCAAAGAAGAAGATCGGCCGCCCATCCAAGTACACCCCAGAGATCGCCCAGAAGATGTGCGAGATGCTCAGTGACGGCATCCCACTGAGAGAGATCTGTAGGCAGGACGGATTCCCCGAGTGGCGGACGGTGTATGACTGGATGTATCGGGATGAGGCTCTTTCCGCAGCCATCGCACGCGCACGGGAGGCCGGTTATGACGCCATGGCTGAGGAATGCATCCTGATTGCCGACAATCCTCAGTGGGGTCAGGTCCAAACCATGACGGATAAGGGAACCTCCACGACCGTCGAGGATATGTTGGGCCACCGGAAACTCCGGATCGAAACCCGGCTGAAACTGTTGGCCAAGTGGAACCCCAAGAAGTATGGGGACAAGGTTCATCTGGCCGGGGACGCCGAGAACCCCCTGAAGGTGGAAGCGGATGTGACCATCTTCGATACGGTGCTGAAGGGCCTCGAGCAGTCCCGCCGTGGATGAACTCGTCGCCGTCCTGAAGGATCAGGAGATCCGGGAGAAGTTCAAGCGTCTCCCGGCTGACAGGCAGGCCGCCTTCTCTTGGAGGGCAGGATGGCTCACCAAGGCTCACAAGCACCAGATCGTCCCTGAGGGGGATTGGAGCATCTGGCTCCTCCTCGCAGGCCGCGGCGCCGGTAAGACCCGTACAGCGGCAGAGCAGATTGGCTACTGGGCGTGGGAGCAGCCGGGAACCCGTTGGCTCGTGGCCGCACCTACCTCCGCGGATGTCCGGGCTACCTGCTTCGAGGGCGACAGCGGCCTGATCGAGGTGATTCCGTCCATCCTCGTGGCCGACTACAACCGGGCGTACCACGAGATCAAACTCACCAACGGCTCACTTATTAAGGGCATCCCTGCGTCGGAGCCAGAGCGCTTCCGCGGTGGCCAATGGCACGGGGCGTGGTGCGATGAGTTGGCTGCATGGGACTACCTGCAGGATGC